CCTTTATGGTGGGGTGTCAGGCCAGAGGGCCGTTGGTGGTGTAATGCAAGACGACGGTGATCACCGCCGCTTTCAGCGCCGCCGCGCCCTCGATGGGGAGATCGACAGAGGCAGGAGCCTCGGGTTCGATCCAGTCGCACAGGCTGCCCAGCGTGCGGTCTGCCTCCAGCGCCGTGCCGATGGCGGCGATCAGGCTGACGAAGGCGCTGGGCCGGCCATTCGGTACCTGGACCACCACCTCCAGCTCGGCGCGGTGCTGGTAGTGGTAGCGCAGCGGCGACAGCGTGACCTCCGGTTCGCCCGGCTGGCCGTCGCGCAGAATGATCAGCCCCGTCGCCGGGATACGCTCGGGCAGCACTGCGTCGCGCAGGGTGAGGGCAGCAAGCGACTGCAGCCGCGCGTGCAGCGCAGCGAGAACAAGTTCGCGGGTGGTGGGCATTGCTTTTCACTCTGCTATACTGTTTGGAATTTCTACTGAAATGGCTGTCTGCACGGGACTTCGAATGAGCGATTTGAAAAATGAACGCCATCTCATTGAGAGCACTTTGTCGGGGGCTGACCTCAGGGATCATCGTCGATTGGCGGCAGCCATTGAGATGTGCAGGATCTCGCACAAGGATCAAGTTGAGAGATCGGGAGGGCCATATTTTCACAAAATGCTACGATTTGGAATCGCGATTGCCTCGTTTGATTTACCAGCAGACTTTCTGATTGCAGCGATATTAAGTGATGCAATTAGTTCCAGCTCAACTAAGACCTCAGATATTTCTGCCGAATTCGGCGATCTAGTCGTCAAAATTGTTGAAGGATATCAGATTGTTGATGACAGAAATTACGAAGCGCAAAGAATTCATCGAAGAAAGTATCTCTCACAGTACGAGATTTACTGGCAACAGCGAACCCAAAACTTTCTAACAGCATGCATCTGGGCAGATAATGGAATCTATCGATCTCTGGCAATCCCAGATATGGAAAAAATCTCGCCATTGAGGTTTGTCGATCCTATTGATGGTCGAAAAATTAGTTTAAAAGATATGCCACTTCGTATTCGAAACGCGGTTGAGAACTTGATAGGATATGTATCTCAAAATAATGAGCTTCTGCATCGTATGGCACCAAGAGAGTTCGAAATCATGGTCGCAGAGCTCCTCCGTCGATCCGGTTATGATGTGGAAATTACGCCAGAATCTAGAGACGGGGGGATAGACATCTTTGCTTACAAGGCTGATGGTTTCACCATTGGGAAGTTCGCAGTCGAGTGCAAACGCTACAGTCCTGAAAGACCTGTTGGGCGGGAAATTTGCGATAAGCTGTTTGGTGTGGTTGCGAGTCGTGGACTAACTGGTGGTGTTCTTGTGACGTCTTCAAGGTTCACAAGAGACGCTTTGGCTTTTCACCAACTTCCGTCAGTTTGTAATAGGTTGTCGCTGATTGATGCATTGGGTATCCATGAATTGCTAAGAGGCTTGAATCTTGAGTAAAATCTACTTTGTGATCGCGACTTACTTTAATCATTTTCCAAGATAATTCGATGTCCTGCGAGCATTTGCTAGTTCAATGGCTCCCATGGTTTGAACTTCTATGTTCCATGGGCTTGGATAATGATGCATTTCCCCAAGCATATCAAAAATTGGAGTGTAGCTTCAATTGCCAATCCACCCTGCCACGATCCGCCCCGGTATGCCGTCCACCGCCCTCTCCGCATCCCGCGCCAGATCCAGCCGTTTGCGCAGTTTCACCTGCGGCACCAGCAGGAAGATCGGGACTGTCGCCACTCCGCCACTGGTTTTCGACTTCGATGCCACAGCGCGGCCTCTCGAATTCAGCTTCCCCTCCGCCACCAGCAGGCTGGGCCCCCTGAGGCGATAGATGAACCGCAGACGTAGCCCGGTGCGACGTTCCCATTCACCGGGGGTGATGCGACCGCCCTTGCTGCTTTTGCCTGCTGCTGGCGTAGGGATCGCCAGCCAAAAGCCATTCTTTGACCTGATCAGTGGGCCGGTATCGTGCGCGCCGATGATCACCGGTGCCTTGGACCACACCAGCGCCGCCGCATTCAGGCTGTCGCCGGATTTAGGGAAACTGGCGAGGCGGATGCTGTTGCCAAGCCTTGTGCCCAGCCCAGCGCCGGTGATCTGGCCGCGCCAAGCGGATTTGAGACCGGTGCCAGCCTCGCGCATGGCGGAGGACACTGCTTTTTCACCGGCGGCAATTTCTGCCTGCATCAAGGCGGCGATGTCGGGATTGATCTCGATCCTGAGCCTCATGTTGTCCGCAGGTCCAGCGACCAGATCAGGCGTTCGCGGTCGCGCACCGGCTCGCCCTGAATAGTGAAGCTGTCTGCCCCAATCACGATCAGATCGTTTGGGCGGGGCCCCGGAAGGTCTGCGACGCGCACGTCCACCATCATGGTATCGCTGACAAAGCGCCCAGCTCCAAATTCGGTGATGCGGTCCGGGGCGCGGCGGATGACGCGAATGGGCGTTTCCTCCGATGTGGTTGCAGAGATCCACAGAGCCGCCACCGCCATGGACGGGTTGGCATAGATGCGGTCCACGGCGGTGGCAAAGATGTTCATGGCGAACCCGTCAGTTCGAGGTGTGAATGCGGATCGCGATGCGCGGCCGCTTGTTGACCGGCAGGATCGAGGCCTCTGTCATGAGATCAATCCAGCGGCCTTTCTCGTCGAGATGCTGGCGGGCGTAGAGCGGCAGACCCATTGTGTTGGCCGCCTCCAGCAGGTTGGCCGGGCCGCCATAGGTGGTGAAGGTGTCCATTGTACCCAGCGGAAAGGCGATCCCCTCGCTGGCGGGGACCAGCCGTTCGGTCGCCTTCGTGGAAAGTGTGACGGTGCCCGAATATTCCTCGAACACGATGCCCGCAAAAGGAAAATTGCGGCGCACGTCTTGGCGCAGCGGCTGCGCGCCGGTGGCGGCGTAGAACTTGTAGGCTTCTTCCGTCTTGGGATGCGCGATCAGCTTGTCGAAGAATTCCCGGCTGACGAGGGCATGCACATCGTTCATGCTTTCGCCCAGCAGATTGTCCTCCATGGCGCGCAACACCTCGCGGACCTTCCCCTGCACGTTGGTGCCAGCGGTGCCCAAGACAAAATCGACAGAGATTTGCGCCAGACCAAACTCGGTGAAGTAATTGTAAAGGGTGGTGCCCGCGCCATCTTTGACGATGCCGCGCAGGGCGTTCATCTCCATGTACTCGCGGGTCTGGGCGTGCTTGCGGCGCATCAGCTGTAGCTTCCGGTTCATCACCTCGACCAGCGGGTCGGCGCCATCGAACACGCCCAGCGCCGGTTGGCCTTGGATATCACCGGGCAAGATCACGTCGTCATGTGGGATCCACGGCAGGGCAAAGCTGCGCATGGACCGGCCTTCACGGGTGCCGACTGTGGCGGGACCGCCCAACGGCACCGAGGGCAGCAGGTTCAGCACGCCCTCGTATTGCTCGATGATCACGGACCGCTGGCTGACGCCCTCAAAACGGAAGAGACCAATCTGGCCAAGGCGGGTGTAGAGGTTGGGCAGGATGTTGATGGCCTGCGTCATCTCGGCCAGCGAATAGCCGCCAGCGTCAAACGGATTGCGGACAAGGGTCATGGGGTGCTCCGGGGGAAAGAGGGATGGATTTGGATGCGCTGCGCCGGTGGGCGTCAGACGCCGTCGCGGGCAATGATGCCGACGGCAGCCAGCTGGCCGAGCTTGGTGGTGATCTTCGCGGCGTCATCGACGGTGCCGTCGTAGGCGAGGCCCGCGCGCGACACGATTGAGGGGCCGCGCACGACCACAATGCCAGTGGCATCGGCAAGCGTGGCGTCGACGGCATAGAGCAAGACGGCCGTGGCGGTTTGCGCACCGTCTGCGCCACCGCTGGCTGCCAGCTTGTATTTGCCGCTGGCTGTGATGCGCCCCAGGACCGAACCGACGGGATACGGCATGCCGATCAGCAGGGTGATCACTTCGCGGGTGTAGTTCGGGTTGACCTCATATTTGAGGACATCGCCCATGCTGGGCTGTTCCGTCAGGACGGGCATTGGTCAGTCTCCATTTTTTGGGTGAGGGAAGTGGGCGCTGGATCAG